GGGTATAGTGTTTGGGATCGTAGGGGCGGATGGTGGACAAAGCCAAGCGGTGAGCACTCCCCATCATGCCGCCATCGCTGGGTGCAAAATTTCGTTATTCGTAAAAAATAAAAAATGAGAGATACTTTATTTATAAGTCCTGAGAATATTTATGAGCGGACGCAAATCCACTCAAACATAGATAGTAAAATGATCGTGCCTGAGATAAAGGTTTGTCAGGATATGTATATATTGCCCTTATTAGGCTCAGGATTGTACGAACGCTTACAGGTAGGTATTGAGAGCAATAATCTAACAGCAGACGAAATAACCCTGCTTAAAAGCTACGTGAGGGATTGCCTTATCTATTACGTGGTGGCGGAATTAACAGACACCTTAACCCATCAATATTGGAATAAAGGTGTACTTAAAAAGACGAACGAGGGGAGCGAAAATGTAAGCATGAGCGAACTTATTGATTTAAAGAATAAGTTCAAAAGCCGTGCTGAATATTACGGGCAAAGGTTGGTAAAGTATTTAGTTGAGGAAAGCAATAATTCAAAGTTCCCTTTATACATAAATCCGGGAAGCCGTGCGGATACGGTAGTTCCTAAGCGTGATGCATACTTTCCGGGTATTTATTTAGGTATGCCTTATGATGAATTTAAGAATTGTGAAGATTGCCAAAAACCATTCAAAAATGTATAGTAAAAAGACTATCAAAAAATTAAAAGATTATTTCGCAAAGCATGACACGAAACCAAATAGCAATACAACTAAAAAAGATAGCAACCGACCACAGGCAGATAAGGACGGCAAAGGTCGTAAATGCTGACTACTTCCTGCATAATGAGGTGAAGGATGTGGTCTATCCGGCGGTGTTCATGACAATGGGCAATAGCACAACGGAGGGTAAAATCAAAACTCATACGGTGCTTGTAACGGTTGCAGATATTGTGCTTCATACAACGGAGCTGGAGGTGCAGAGCGACATGGAGCAGGTGGCCAATGATCTGGTTGGGCAAATAGGATGGGAGAAGCAACCGTGGCGGTTTACCCGATCCACAACCTTTGAATTTTTCGAGGATAAGTTTGAGGATATTGTGGCGGGGGTTACTTTCAGCATTGATCTGGAGGTGCCGTTCCTTTATGATGTTTGCGACTTACCGAGTAATTATGAGCTACCTGAGAATGATACGATATTTATAAACCCAAGTCGAATGAGTAAGATAATAGATTTTATAGTAGGTAGCGGTGAGCCAATGGAGCAGGACGATACTACATTTACAAATAATAGCCTTGTTGTGCCGCCTTTGGTATTTATAGATGGGTTAATTTTGACATATCAAGTAAGAAGCGACAGAAGGTACATTTCATTTAATTCAGGAACTAAAACAATAACAATACATGGAGGCGTTAATGAAGGGGAAAACATACAGATTTATATTTAGTGCTTTACTACTTTGCGCATCATTTGCAGGCAAAGGGCAAACCGTTGATGGGAAGCTTTACACGATATTCAACAACTGGTATCAGTGGAGTGGGGGTAAGTTCAATACGAATTTAAATATCCCGAAGGTAACAGCCACAACCGGGCGCGATACGGGCGGCATTCGCTATGCTTTGGCAGATAGTTCAGTTTATGTTTGGACTGGTAGCCAGTGGTATAAGGTGGGCGGATCTAATCTTACATTCTCGAATGGGTTAACTAAAATAGGCGATAATGTAAAGTTAGGCGGTACGATGACAGAAGTAAACACTGCTTTGAATTTCGGAGTTAATAAGGTTTTAACATTTGACAGTATTCGTCAATTTACTGTAGGGCAAGGTTTTGATAATTATCCTCATTTAAATATTGGTCAGTTTAGTTCTTTAATTGGTTTTGGTAATGGTACTTATAATTCTCAAATAGAATTAAACAATGATAGTATTTCGATTAGACCATATCAGGGGATAATTAATATCGACACACTTGCAACAACAACGGATACGTTAACCCATAAGGCTGTGGTTTATGATGAAAGCACAAAAAGATTAAAATACAAAACTAACTGGCCTAACACCGACACCGCCACCGTAGTCAAAGCCTACGTAACAAATGCCGAAGCGGTTACAATTACCAAAGGTCAGGTGGTGTATATTTTCGGAGCGCAGGGCGACAGGGCATCGGTAAAACTTGCAAAAAATACAAGCGACACATTCAGCTCAAAGACTTTGGGTATTGTAAGGGCGGATATTGCAGCGGGGCAAGCGGGATGGATAACAACACAGGGGCAGGTTAGCGGGATTAATTTAAGTGCATATAGTCCGGGGGATATTCTATGGTTAGATAGTGTTGCAGGTGGGTTTACAAAGAATAAGCCCCAAGCACCAAAACACAGTGTTTTTGTGGGCGTTGTAGAAAGGGCAAACGCTGGTAATGGTTTGATTTATGTAAAGCCACAAAACGGAGTAGAATTAGATGAGCTTCATGACGTTAGGATTACAAGCCTTGCAAATAATGAAATTATAAGATACAATTCTTCACTGGGGTATTGGGAGAATAAGACCGTTGAAAGCATTCTGCAATTTGATACGGTTCCTATTGCGGTCTTTGGTGCGGGTAGCGGTGCGGCAGGGGATACAGCGGCATTTAGCACATCGGCTCTTTATGGTAGCTTTTACAATGCAGGCAGCGATACTTTGATAATTACACAAATGAGAGCAGGGGTGTTGGGTACTTCGCCAAATATTACAACAGAAGTATATTGGAACGATAGTTTAAATATTACCGCAGGTGCTACTATTTTGGTGAGTGGCGGCACATCGGTAACTGGAACGATAGGTGCGACAAATGTAACATCATTCACCAATAATAAGATACCGCCAAATGTATGGGTGTTTGTTAGGACATCAGCGGTGGCAACAAAGCCCACTTATTTTACTTTGACCTTATTAGGGTATAAAAAGAGAATATGAGATTTACTTTTGTAATATTACTTTTTTTGAGTTTAGGTGCGGATGCGCAAATGATTATAAAGGCGCATCCTAATTATATTCCTTTAAGTACTGAAACAGGTATAAATGCGTCATTCAGTATTCGTAAAGTGGTATCAGGATATAGTGGAAGCGCAATAAGGGTAAGGCGGTCGAATGATAATACGGAGCAAGATATTGGATGGGTAGGTACTGAATTAGATACGGCTTCACTTAAAACTTTTGTAGGTGCAAATAGTGGGTTCGTAACTACATGGTACAATCAAAACGGCGGAAATAATGCAACGCAAACAACGGCAGCCAATCAGCCACGTATTGTTAATGCAGGAACTGTTGAAAGATTAAGCGGTAAGGTAACTTTGTTTTTTGATGGTTCAAATGATAATATGTATGTAAGCTCTTTTAATAATACAAAAGTAGCTGCATTTGTTGTCTTTGCGAGACAGACTGGTACTTCATTAGGAAGAACTATATTAAGAAAAGGAAGAACAGCAAATACATCGCTTGAATTTTTTATAAGAACACAAGCTAATAATTATATTGAAACCAATGCAAGTATAGGAGCATCATCACAAACATCAAGCACAAATCCTAATGCGATAAGCTCAACAGGAATTAATTTAGGGATTTTATTATTTGACAATTCAACCGTAAAGGCAGGATTAAATAATAACGCTTATGTTTCTAATAATTTGTCAGGAAATATGTTTCAGGGTACTGCTAACATTGCAATAGGTAGTTCTTGTGGAAATGAAACTTGCACAACAGGTGATTCAAATACATTTTGGGGTGGCAGAATTAGCGAGGTTTTGATTTATGGAACTACAATAAATGATGCGGATATAAAAACTGATATTAATTCATATTATGGCATCTATTAAATACATACTTACTTTATTAATTATTATTTTCTCATTATCCATGAGCGCACAAAATTATATTAAGGTTTTGCCACAAGCGGGATTAACAAGCGAACAGAGGGCGGAGGCTATCAGTTACGAACTATGGGCAATTAGCAGACCCCCTGCAATACGTAACCCGAATGATGTAACGACCTATCTTTTTGGATGGGTGAAGCATCCTACTCAAGATTCGTCATATACAGAAATAGTAAATACGGCTTTGGAGGTTGATTTAAATTACAATATCATTGTGCATCCTGAAAACAATCTTACTAATCTTATTGCTTTGTTTCCTGAGTTATCGCAAGCGGAAAGGGATGGACTGGCAGCGTTTATCGAATCACAGCAAAGTTTTCCGTTTCAATATATAATACCACAGGGAACAACGGTATTTACTTATGAAAAAATGAAAGATGCAGGCTGGTTCCCTGAAATTGAAGAATTATGAGAGGGTTTATCCTTTTGATTGTAGCTCTTTTAATATCGGTGGTGTTAATGCCGATTGGCTTTATTTTTCAAATAATTGTGACATTATTTAGGTCAATAGACCTTTATTTATTTCACATAGCAAAGTCAATCGACCAACATGGCAATTTGGTTTGTGCTGAATTATTTAACCTGACTTTGATAAAAAAGAAGGGTTATAAATTTGGGGATATGGATAAGACGATCAGTTACGCCTTGGGAAGAAATGCCGAAACGAAAACTTTGACGTATTTAGGTAAGAAGGTTTGTAAATTATTGGATATTATTGAAAAAGATCACGTGAAAAAAGCCGTTGAATATGAGCGCAAAAATTGAATTTATTAGTGCATGGGTTGTTGGCCTTATCGCTTTTGTTACAAAGCAGGATTTGCTTATCTATGTCGCAATAGGATATAACATCCTTGCAGGTATTAAAAGCGCACCCGGAGCGTATAAAAACATTGTATCATTTAAAAATTACATCTATGCCAGAATGGTTAAAAAGACTGACAAAGTCTGACATCCGCAACAGCCTTGCTATTATTATAGTTTTCGGCTGCTTTATTCTTTTATACCTTTTGCAATCAAAGGCAATACCTGAGCAAAACCATGATCTTGTATTAACGATTGGCGGGTTTGTTTTTGGTGGGGCGCTCGCAAATGTGGTGGGATTTTATTTTGGATCAATGAAACAAGATAAAACCAACACAAATGGAGAAGGATAAAGAGATGCACTTTTGGGCGGGGGTAACAGTTAGCTTTTTTACGCTTATCCTATTCAAAGCGGTTGAGGCTCCTTATTGTCCTTTATGGGTTGCAGGCTTTACCATTGCCGCTGCATTAGGTAAGGAAGTTAAGGATTTAATGGACTACGGCAAATTCGACTACCGTGACGCTGTTTATACCATTGCGGGCGGGGCGTTGGCTTTTGTACTTTCATTCTTTTAATATGAGCAAATATTTATACTTATCGGTATTATACCTTTTGGTATCATGCGCCAACCCTAAGAAGCTCCATAAAATCATGGACAAACTACCTACGGCGGCGGCTAAGGAGTGTGCCGAAAGATATCCTATAAAGGAAACCATTGAGACGGTTACCGTCACGGATTCAGCTTTATTGCATCAGTACGAAATTGAGATTGATAATATGGCTTTGCTCATTGATAGTTTACTATCTGCAAACTGCGATACGGTTGTAATTGATAGAATTAAAGAGGTTATTCGGAAAATTCCCGATAAACCTCAGATAAAATACATTATTAAGACGCAGGAAAACACCGCAAAGTTGCAAGTCCTGCAAAATGATTGTGATAAAAAGGTTGCTGAGTTGACGCAAATAAGTACGAAAAATGCGACAGAATTACAAATTATCAAAGGAAAAAATGATAAGCTACAAACGCGAAATATTTGGCTTTGGCTTATAATTATTTTGCTTACTATTTTTTCATTACGTAATCTATTCAAATAATGCACAGAGGCATTGCAATAATCAGAAAATATGAGGGGTTAAAACTTCGCGCGTATGTTTGCCCTGCTGGGTTAAACACAATAGGATACGGCGCAACTTTTTATATGAACGGCACGAAAGTCCAGCCCGGTGATGTGATTACAATGGATCATGCAGACAAGCTGCTTCATTTTCAAGTAAAGTTATTCTCTGACGAAGTGAAGCGCGTTGTAAAGTCAAACATTAACGAAAATCAATTAGGTGCGCTTGTATCGTTTTGTTTTAATGTAGGTGGCGCTGCTTTTGGTAAATCTACACTTTGCAAAAAGGTAAACGCTAATCCTAATGATCCTACAATACGTGATGAATTTATGAGGTGGACGCGTGGCGGAGGTAAGGTACTTCCCGGACTTGTAAAGCGTAGGGAGGAAGAAGCTAATCTTTATTATGCGGCAATCAGTTAGATTAAATACAGGAAGAGAATACCGATTAAAATATGGCATGGACATGCCAACCCTAACGCTTGCAAAGATCCTTTATAAAGAAAACATTGAGCTTTTTAAATCTGTTGAAGATGCAAGAACTGTGTTAAGATATAATGAAGGGAAAAATGGCAATAAATTAAAAAAAGAAATAAAAGACAAAAGTCTATTTATGAGTGAAGAACGCCCGCGCAACCCTTGGAAACTTCCTGAATCAGATGAAACGAAATATGAGCCGTTTATTATTAAAGCTAAAAAATTAGCAGTCCTAAGTGATATACACATTCCTTTCCATTCTGTTGCTGCTTTGTCTGCCGGGCTTGATCTCATACAAACTGAAAAGCCGGACGCGATATTATTGAATGGGGATACGATAGATTTTTACGGATTAAGCCGATTCATGAAAGACCCCCGCAAAAGGTCTGTTGCACATGAGCTACAAGCAACAAGGGATTTTTTGGATATCCTTAGCCAATTCGGAGCGAAGATTTGTTTTAAGATAGGCAACCATGAGGAGAGATACGAGCACTATTTAATGAGGGTAGCGCCTGAGCTGCTTGGAGTGCGCGAATTTGAGCTAAAACATCTTTTGGGATTAGATGCACGCAGCATTGATTTAATCAGCGATAAGCGCATAATGAAGGCTAATGACTTGAATATAGTACACGGTCATGAGTTCGGTCAATCTATCTTCAGTCCCGTGAACATTGCAAGGGGGTTGTTTTTGCGCGGCAAAGTTACCGCCATGCAGGGACATAATCACGCGGTTTCAGAACACACAGAAAGCAATATGAATGGGGAAATTACTACAACGTGGAGCCTCGGATGCCTTTGTGAATTAAACCCCGCTTACCTACCAATCAACAAATGGGCGCACGGGATGGCAATAGTTGACTTGTCAGAAAATGGCAAAGATTTCCACGTCCGCAATTACCGGATCCATAAAGGCAAAATTCTATGAG